TATAAGCTTTCAATCCTGTTTTCATAGCTTGTTTTTGTTTCTCAATACTATCAATCCATTTTTGATGACAAGTGATGACGTTTGCTTTTGCTTGTTTCAACATTTGGAAAACTTGAAACTCTTGTTTAGTACAAGCAATAGTTCGTGAACGACAATGGCTAGTTCCAATAATATCTAAATACCATTGACTATCAAACTGTTTCGTAATCCCAATAGCATTATCATCATCAGAATTATATCTTGAATAATTTGTATATCCAAGTGCCTTGTCGTTTGCGTCAATGTGTTTAGTTTTATGTGGGTTTTCATCTTTCCCATTTTGTTGTGCAAGAATATCTGCATTACACTCTTTTGCTTTTAGTTCTTCTCTCTTATAAGCATAAGCAAATTGTTTTCCACTCGTTCCATTTCCATATTCACTATTACTAATGTCGCCAAATAAACCAAAGTCAAAATGTTCAGATACTTGTCTGTCATTTTCATCTTCATCTTCTTCTAATTGGTCTTTTGCATAAGAAAAATAAAAGCATTTATCTTTTGCAACAACATCTAAAGGTTGTCCATATTTCTTCTTTAGAGATTTACAAGTCGCAACATCTTCACTCGGATATGCTCTTGATACAACTTCTTTTGCAAGTTTAAAAGCTTTTGGATAAACATTATCCACTTGTTCTCTTGCTTGAAGAAATCCTTGTTGCTCTTGCGTCGTTTCTGTTTCTGCGTGTTCAACATACCGATTTAAAATCTTATTTCTAAATTCAGTATTCATTCTTATTTTACTCATTTCACTCCTTTTGTTTGTTTATACATATATGGGAATATATATTAAATAAAAATACTTGTCAAACTTTATTTTTTTTTATTTTTAGGGGAGGGTGGGCCCAGAGTTAACAAGCCTGCGACATTTTGGCTCTTTACTACTATGGGAATATCTGTTAGTGTGTAGTAAATAAACAAAGGAGCAAAAAATGATATACTTAATAATAAGAAAATTTCATATTAAAAATTCAGATATGAAACCAGATTATAGAGTAGAAAAATATGCCACAACAGTTAAAGAGGCAAATCAATATTTATCTGCTTTAAGTCTTTTAGAGGACAACGAGAATATGATGTTCTTTATTGTACCAGCTCAAGAAAATCCAGCTTTGATTTTAACAGAGGAAGTCGCGTAATGGATTTTAAATATTTTAAAGAAACAACTTTTGAAAATATTTTAGATGAGTTGTACACAAAATATTTTCTAGCTGTTGATGAAATGGGAGACGCGCAATTCTCAAAAACAGATACAGAAATTGAAGAGGAGGCAGAAAAACTCACTGAAGAATTTATAACTAGAAATAGTTAATAAATAGGGACAACTTCTGGTTGTAGTACATCACACCGACACTAGTCCGTCTTTGTGCTATGAACCAGAACTGATCCCTGATCCGTAGGATTACAGGCACTCTCGATATGCAGAAGCTGTAATTGAGAAGAGAGTGTTGCGCGCTACGGATCTGGGATCAGTCATTAATGACTGTGAAATATAAACACTATAACAAGGGTGCGCGTAAGGATATCCCGAACGTTAACTGAATGCTGTGCGTTAACCTCCCTCGTAGCATAGTGACTGATCATTATTTGCTGGACCATTTTATATGAGCCCTGCCTAGGCGGTAAACAATTGTCACCGGGCTCTTCACTGGGATGGTCCTGCTAATAATTATTTGCTGGACCCAGAGGGTGTACTAATTCCGGACAGCCTGGGTCCTGCTAATAATAAAAAAAATAAAAAAAGCGAGCGAGCGAGCGAGCAAGCCCGGGAGGGTGGGCCCTAGATTAACAAGCGCGAGTTGTCAAGCAAATAAAATTCTTGACATTTAAATGTATGGGATTATATAGTACTTAACAAAGGAGCGAGAAATGAAAATAAAAGAAGCAAAAAAAATAACTGGAAGCTTAACAAGAACGTCAAAAATGCCTGGCCTATCTTACAGCCTGCCGGCCTGGGAATGCAAAACAGGATCGAAGCTGCGGAAGATTCCCGGCTCAGTGTGCGCGAGCTGTTACGCTCTGAAGGGTAACTACACAAGATACAAAGCTATTAAAGCTGCGCAATATGTAAGACTCGACAGCCTGAAGGACCAGCGATGGATCGCGGGCATGGTTGCGCAGATTATAAGACAGAAATTTTTTAGATGGCATGACGCCGGAGATATACAGGATCTAGATCATTTAAAGAAAATTTTTAAAGTTTGCAGGTTAACACCTGAGACTAAGCACTGGATGCCCACGCGGGAGGCGTCCATCCTCAAGCAGGTACAGCCGGAAGAGGTTCCGGAAAATTTAATCATTAGAATGTCTTCTCACATGGTAGACCAAGGGCCGGTTAAGTTCTGGCCGTGGACATCTACTGTGACAAGCGGGCAGGGCTTAGCGTCCTGTCCGGCTCCTAGCCAGGGCGGCCAGTGTGGCAGCTGTCGACAGTGTTGGGACAGGGAAACGCCGACCGTTTCATATGGTAAACACTAATGAAAAGAATTAAACACAACGACCTGACGCACTACTTCCTAAGGGACCATAAAGACCTGCCGCGGGCGTACCTGGACAGCTGCGAGAAGTTTTTCAGAGAATTAAAAAATTTAAAACTAGCCCGATTGACTGCAGCAAATGTTCAAAAGAAGCGGCAAGCAGATGATAAGTGACTCACGTGTGGAGACATCCCAAATACTATGCAGAGCTCAGGAAACAGCGGAGAGAATTCCAGGCGAGCGAGCGAGCAAGCGAGCGGGTGAGCGAGCGAGCTAACGAGCGAGCGAGCAAGCCTCAGTCTAAACGATCCGCGAGCAACAAACGTTGAATGTTGTCCCAGTCATTTGAAGCGAGGGCCGGCACTTCGCGATGGTCTTCGAGCAGACCGAGGATCGACGAGCTTCCATAAAGTTTTATGGAACGCGGAGAGCCCTTCGGGCTTTGTTGGACCAGAATAAAATTACGTTTTGTCATAGTAGAATGGAAGAGGATTTGGTGAGGACTAAACCTTACTTTTTTGTTGTCTGTAACCTTTAGCTCAACCATAAAAAAACCACAAGAATCAGCATAACCCAACAAATCTGGAGTACCAAATGAACTCCAAGACTCGAGTCTAGTCCACTTAATTTTGGGGGTGTTTTTCTTTAATAGTTGCCAAAGTTTTGTCTCTGGTTTCATCGTACTTTGCCTTGTGAATTTGGTTTAAAATTGTGGTCAAAGGGTTAAAATCATAGTCTTTTACACAGCCTGATAATAGGATTAATATTATCATTCCCATTTTACATTTCGGGAACTTTATTTTCTTGACACCCATAATTGACTTGTACGCTAATGTACGTTATAAGTCAAATCTATGGGAGTACCAGCCAAATTAACAGAACGACAAATAAAGTTTGCAGAGTTATTAGTATATAACGAAGGCAGAATGTCAGCATCCGAAGCAGCATATCAAGCAGGGTATAAAACACGTCCCAGACAAGCTGCATCAGAGTTAAGAAGTCCAAAAATATCTCCATTAGTAGTTAAGTATATAGGAGAGTTAAGAGCTGAAGTCCAAGAGAAATATGGTATCTCATTTGAAAGACATATTACAGAACTTGCAAAGATTAGAGATGACGCCAGAGCTAAAGGAGCTTGGAGTGCAGCCACCAATGCAGAAGTTGCACGTGGAAAAGCTGGTGGGTTATATGTGGACCAAAAACTAATTTTATCTGCCAATGTAGATAACTTATCTGAACAAGAAATTAAAGATAAGATGAAAAAAATATTAGAAGATCACAAAGACCTTATAGAAGGTACAGCAATAGAAGTATCATCAATGAAAGATGAACAACCAAAAACTTTAGAAAAACTAAATTAAGTTTTCTTCCGGGAAACAGTAAGTATTTTTCCAAATCGTAAAGGTTTGGGTTGATCGACTGGCGCTTTGATTCCTTCTGAATCTGGGCCTTTAAGGGGTGGGATTTGTTTCCATTTGACATTGGGCATATTCCTCGTAAGTGTTGGATTTTTTTTATTCATCTACTAGAAGGTAAGAGATGTGTGTGTATTTGTTTTTCCTTGCAAAGAGACAACGCTGATCACCTCTGATAACAGTGCCATCACTCTTTTTAATTTGAATAGGTTCATTCATTCCGTTTTGTAATAAATCTTTTTCTAATGCTATATAAGTT